GCTGCACCAGCACCACCACCTAGAATACCACCAAGCACTGCTCCATCTGAACAATCATTAGTGTCTTCATAGACAGTAACATGTCTGCGATATGATGGTCTGTCAGAAGGGTATCTACTTCTTTGCCAAGGTTCACATGGAACCTCAACTTGTTCTGACCAACTCTTTACATAACCAGGATTATCTTGTGATCCAGGTACATATTCTTCTCTGTACTCAGTCTTCACACATGTTCTACTAGCAGAATATCCTGGTTGATACTCGTCTGCATTCACTGGAAGTGAACCAAGTAGTAGAGCAGCAGCGATAGCAATTTTCATTTAATTCTTTTGTGTATGGTTATATTATAGCAGAAAGGGGGTCAATATGAACCCCCCTTGTGCCACTTTATGATCAGTCCTCCTCTGCCAGTTGAGCAAAGTAAGAGAGTGTATCTTCCGAATCACTTACAGGAGAAGCAGCAACTGCTTTCTCTCTGAAGTCGGACACTTCTTTACCCCAGTTTTGTGGAGTAACTTCCTCCTGAGATTCATCAACAACAGTAGGAGCAGCAGACTTACCAAGAACGAGATCCAATCTCTTCTTTAGATCCTCATAGGATTTAAAGTTCTTGGGTGCTTCAAACTCAGCAAGTGAGTAGGACTGTTCCCAAATCTTTTCAAGTTTGTCATCACTGAAATCACCTAACGTAGCAGGTGCAGCGAACTCAGACTTATCATAGTTCCAATACCCATCTAACTTTCTGATCTTCAATTTGAAGTCAGCACCCTTCCAGAAATTGAAAGGATCTAGTGGGGTCTCATCAGCAAATGCTGGTTGCATTGCTTCGACAAGTTTGTCAAAGATCTTCTTACCATACTTATACAAGAAGACTTTTCCTTCGTTCTCTGGGTGTGCTGGATCACTAACAACATAGATGTTAGAGTAGTAAGAAAGCTTACGCTTCTGTGCTCTAGCAATCTCCTTGTCAGTATCACGACCACTGTTCCAGAGTTCTCTATTCAATTCACCCACGGGGTCATCTTTACCAAGAGTAGTAAGACTATTCTCGATGTACCATTGACCACCTGGACCTTTAAAAGCATGACTCCAGACCTTTGCCCAAGGCATATCTTCTCCGTTAGGAGCAGGTAGGAATCTAATAACAGCAAAACCATTACCTGACTTGTCAAGTTCTGGTTTCCACAGACGCTCATCAGCACCTGTTCTTTGAGGTTGATTGAGTTTCTCAATCTCCTGTGTCAGTTTGCTTAAAGCATTAGCAGAACTAGATGCTTTTTTTAATGTTGCAAAAGACATAAACGTATTCTCCGTATTGTGTGTATTGTTGCTACTATATGATCGTAGCATACTATTTATAATGTGTCAAGGATCATTCAAAATTGATCCCAACCTCATCTGCCTTTGATGGATCATCAAGATCTGGGAGGTGAGGTTCCACCCAATGATCTCTGTTATCAATACCTGCTGCCTTAACATACCTCATGATATGGTCATCAATCTGATGGTATACTGGGTGGAGGTTAAGATCCATATTAATATCATGTGCTATCTGTGATATCTGATCTGCTGTGAAGCAATGATCAGGATGTAACAGATCACAGCATGGAATTCTTTTTTCAATTAGTTCATTGAGATTAATTCTAATCTCATAGTCTCTGTAAACTGACATAACTTTTAGCTGTTGTAGTATATATTGAGAGTCATCTGAAACCCTCCTTAGATTCTGCTCTGTCTAATGTAGTTAACATAGCATCCATACAGACATTAAGATCTTTGAATCCAAATGCCTGAGACATTGCATTGATTCTAGTCTTCATGTCTGCTGCATCTGCATCACCTTCTGTAGCAGCAAGACATAACCTACCATAGAATGTCTTCTGTTTATCTACAAGTACTCTACACTTCTCTATGTGTCCTATCCTTTCATCCGAAGGCATTGAGGATAGGTTAGCAGTCATTGCTGCTAGGTTATTATAAGTGCTGAAAATATCCCGAAGGTTATCTTGTACTTGTTCTGACTCGAAGAAACTCATTTCTTTGTGGTATTGCTACGTGTTCTGTTTATAATACTAATAAATTTATCACCAGCAAATGTCCCACCAAGACACACATCTATATCATCACCATCTTTCCAGTTGGTTTCACCATTCATTTTGGTGTGAGTCATTGCTAATTGAATCTTGTCAATTACTTCTTGTGTTAGTCTCATATCTTAGTGGCAATAGTATCTAAAATCATTCCTTTATATGATTTACAATCAATGGTTAGGAATGGTTGGTACTTAACAACCTTCATCTTTACATCATTCCATATGGGATCAGATAAAACTTTACTAAACTCAGTAACAAATCCTAAACAATGATCTAAGACTACCAAGGTTTCTAATGATACATCATCAGCAAGGTAATGTTTGATAAGTTTAGGATGCTGTCCCGATTTTACTTCAAAGATCTTATCGAATGCCTCATTAAATGGGAACTCATAATCATCAAGGAGTAAATACACATCCTGTTTAAATTTATAACCGAATGACTCTTGATGTATTTTCCATTTAGTGTAGGCATCCCCACTAAAATCTCTAAGATATCCTTTAGGGTTATCAATAAAGTTGGAAACAAAATAACCTAGCATTTCCTCAGAGGAATACTTGGTTGCTAACTTCTTAAAGAAATACCTGTCTCGTCTTTCTTCAAATGCCTTTTCACTAGCACGGACTCTACCATTATAAAGTTTGTAATCGTACTTTAGTTTAGTGAAATGTTGTTTGAGTGCAAGGTACATCTTATAACACTCAAACCCCGTCACAATGGTAAGACTCCTTTAGTTGTTTGCTTCATGTAATTCAGTCGTTGTGCCTCGTGTCTTAATCTTTCCTTCAATGGTTTAGATACTAACTTAGGTACAGTTTCTAACTCGACTTCATTCTCTTGGCAGTAAGTTACAATAGCTTCTAGGTATGATATTAAACCATTAGAAGTTTTAACCAAACGCTCGATCTCTTGTGAGAACTTTGTTGGAGTTAAAAATTTATCGTCACCTTTAGTATCTTTAGGCATTTTTTCCCCTAACAAATTCTTCAATGTAGGACTTAAGTAATTGTAAATAGTCATCAAGATTGTACTTCTGAAATACTTGAGTACTACCCTCTTCTGTTGCGATAAGTGTGACAATTTTCTTGACCTCAATACCTGAACGTTCAAGGAACATCGCTGCGTATGCAGTCTCTTGAACAAAGTAATGTTCAATCCAATCTTCCTTTTTATCTTTAGTTGAAGTTTTAAAATCGATCACTGCTAACTCTCCATCAAACTCACCGATACAATCAACTCGACCTGCGAGTCCAAGGTAATGTGAGTAAAGGAAAGTCTCTAAGCAATGTATCTTATCGATACGATTGAGAGTATCCCTCGCTGTCTGAAACATTCTAACAGATAATGGATTATTTTCCAAGTAACTGTCAAGATTTAAGTCACCTTTAACATAATCTTCTGTGATGCTATGAAATGCTGTGCCTCTTTGAGTTGCTCTAGCAGTAATACGATTCGCCTCTGACTCACCAATTTTCTTTCTCCAATTTTTGAAGAACGCTGCGTTCTTAAACGATGTGATTGAGGTAACGCTTGGATAATATTTATCCGCACCAGGAATAGGGTAAAATCTTACCCCATCTTTATTCACAGGTTCGACCTCTTGGATACCGAGGTCAACATCAACAAAAGTAAAACTCATTAAGAAAAACCTAGATTATATTTTGAGATTAGATAGTTTCTAACCAGACCTGAACGAACGATGTCATCTATACCAAACTCTATACAACAAAACTCTTTCATCTCCTCAAGGATCTTAATAAAGTTATGGATACCAGACTTCTCATTCTCCCTTGTGAGATCACTCTGTTGAATGTCTCCACAGAACATGATCTTAGAGTCCTCACCTATGCGAGTGATCATTGAATCAAGTTCATGGAAGTTGAGATTACTGAACTCATCTACAATAACAATAGTATTATCAAGGGTAACACCCCTAATAAAAGACGTAGACCAGAAATCAATAGTGTCTTGTGCTCTGAGGTTGTCATACAACATCTCAAATGAATTATCATCAGGCATACTAAACATATACCTAACCATATTCTTGTATGGAATCTGATAGAGATAGGACTTGTCCTCATGATCTCCTGGTAGGAAACCAATCTCTCTTGTAGGTACTAATGACCTTACGATTACTATTTTATCATAAGGTGTGGATTCGTCAAGTACTTCTTGCAATGCAAGATACAATGTGATAAATGTTTTACCTGTACCAGCAGCACCATGTAGAAGAAGATTCTTACCGTCTTGAAAACACTTGAAAGCAGCCTTCTGATTATCAGTCAGAGGCTTTATCTCAGTCATGTAAGACTTATCAATGGGCTTCTTACGTCTCATTTGCTTCTTGGACATGGGTTGGAGTGGTGCAGTACCATTTCCATTACCGTTGGTTTTCTTTCTGGCTCTTGGCATTAGGTAAAGCGACTCAGGTTAGCAGTAGGATGGTGTTGTTGGACTTTAGACATTACTTCTTTGAATCCATCATCCATTTTAGGAGTACCGTAAGTAACACCACCTACACCAGCAGTCCAGTCCTTATCCCATTCAGGATTGTCCTTTCTCCACTCGTCGTACTCCTTCATAGTCATAGAGAGTTCTTTCTTCTCTTGAGTATTCTTATTTATTACTGGGTATGTTGGCATTACCTAAACCTCTTTGATAGAATCATTTCTTGTGCAAAATCATTAAGATAACTCTTAAGGAGTGCCCAACCAGCAAGTGCTGCTTTGCCTTGAATCTCTTCAAACATATACATGTTCAATCGGAAAGCATAATTTGCTTCTGCAATTAGATTATTGATCTGTGATTGATCTACATCTAAGTTATCTAGCACTGCTCTATAGTTCTGCTTAAACATCTTAGCGTTCTGTATACTAGGAAACTCATAGAAGTTTAAACCTTTGCCTACAGGAGGTTGTAGGACACGCTGAGTGATCTCTTTAAGTACTTGTCCACCAGATAGATCACCAATGTATCTTGTATAGTGATGAGCAATGAGAAGATAAGGATCTTTTTCTGCCACCTCATTAATCCTATAGCAGTATGTGTTACATGCTTCCGAAGGTATTTGTTCATCCTTCCATGTAGGACCATAATAATATTCAAGATCTAATTCTAAAGACTCCTTACGTTCAAGTGCTTCAGATTTAATTGCTTTTACCAGAGGATCTTCTGTCTCTCTGATACGTTGCTCCATAGTATCGTAAACATAATAAAAATTAGTAAGCAACTGACGATACTGTTTAGGATCTAATACCCCACGCAGAAATGATGCAACAAACTTAGTGTTCTCTGCTGCTGAATGAGACTTCTTAGTTCCTTCCTTAAGTTGTACTGCTAAATCCATTCTAGTGCCTCCGCTATGGTAGGGAACTCTTCAACGAAGATAGATCTACATGCCTCTGCAATATCCATGTGCTCTTTCTGAGTACCATGTGCAGAACGTAGGTCTATGTAATGTATCCATGACCGTGCTGAACCAGTCATATAGATTCTAGTAGGTGTGGACAATGGTAGAACAAACCTAGCACACTCCTTAGCGATACCTGCGTGAAGCATTTTCTTATACAGATCTATACTGTTATCAAAATGCTTTCGTATCTCAATCTCAAAGTTTTGTTGTGTGATTGGATCTACATCATCAACACTGTTCTGTCTGTTCTTATCATCCTGACTACGTAATTCAGGTAAAGGTATGTCCTCTCTAATGTGAGAGACATCCTGATACCTCTGTGAAAATTCTTGATAGGTGAATGATCGGTGTCTAAGTATCTGTGCAGCAAGACCACGTGTAGTCTCAATCTCCAATGTCAGATGTGCCTGTTCAAATACAGACCAATGACCATGCTTAATACAATACTTTAACAACCCTTTTACATTAGGGTTGTCCTGATTATTAGGATTGCTCACACGAGCAATGTACCCTATAGTTTTTTCTGCATCAGGAGTTACAGAAATTTTAGATACCTTCATTTCAATTCATGAGTATAATCAAAGAGCAATTTTATCAACCAACACAATACTAATGCTTGTAAGTATGTAAGGGTTGCAAATCCAAATAGACCTGGTATCAACCAGTTCCATAGGTACTTAACAATTAAAGGTTTCACAAAGAATATTACAGCACCAGCAGTTGCCTTATAACTTTGCTGTTTCTTTTCTTCCTCTGTCATTTCACTAGGAAGTTTAAACTGTGTGTATGCACTCATCTTTTTTTACCTTTTTTCTTAGGTGGTACAGGTTCATTAGGGTCTTTCCATCTTGCTGGAGGAACTCTACCTTCTGCTTGTCTGAACGATACGAAATCTTTTTTATAGAGATCATAGTAATAATCAAAAAGATCTACTGCTTTTGTAGCAACAGATAAATCATAACAATCTTTACCATCTACCTTATATTGTACAAGGTAGGCAGTATAAGGTAGCTTAGTATCTTGTGCGTCTTCTAACGTACAATTCGCTTTTAATACCTTCATGAACGTCCACCCCATTCAATAGTGGGGAATGCTTCTGTGATAACTGCTTTAGTGATCCTCTTATATTTTTTATTAAGAGCACCATCTTTAACTAAGCAAAGAAGTTCTGCTTCTTCAGCAGACAATCCTTCCAGAAGTTGAATGAACATAGACTCTCTCTTTGCACGAGGTAATCTTGGATCACCGCCTCTAAAGAAACGAAATAATCCTCTGTACTCAGACTCTATACGAGTATGATCTGTACCTACAGGTGCATCATTAGGTGTGTATGGTACCTCACCTTCTGGCATTAAGGATACAATACTCTCATCGAAATTAATAATCATTAACTGACGCAATGCAGTACTGTTATTATCTCTCAGGAGTTTTACCTTCTCTGCTTTTGTTTTTGCATTAGAGACCTTGCGTAAGATCTCACTAAGAAGCAACCTAGTGTTGCTATTATCAATGTTTTTAGTTGGCATGATTAAAATTAATCCTCATCATCGTCATCATCTAGTGTTTGATCCTCCCAAATCGTATTTTGTGGACGTATGTAAATAAGTTCATCGTGTATGATGTTCCCATCTTCGTCTAACATTTCGGGGTGAGTAACTGACTTAGCATAAGCAGCGTTTTCGATGTAATCTTCAACGTATCCTTTTGCTAACCAAGAAACTGTAATACCGAGAATGAAAGCACCGACTATAGCAAAGCAAACTAATGCAATTTCCATAGTTACCTCTTCTCGCTGAAATTATTTAGAGAGTTTCTTGCGACCAGGTTTACGATCTATTTCGTATTGCCTAGCGTCATGTAAGATGCTATAAAGATACTTCCTGATTTTCCTTGCTCTTGGTTTACCGAGATGACCATAAGCCTCTCTCAGTATTTTATGTTCGGAATCAGAACCACCTTTAATGTACGCATCAAGGTCAGATATAGTTAAGGCAAGGTTGCCAGCAGTAGAAGACTCAATGAAGTCTCTAACATAGGAACGAGTAGCCTTAGTATCCTTCAGGTAATTATAACACCTAAACAGATATTTGTCATCTTTAAAAGCAGCATCAAGTGCTTTTTCTACTAGGTCATAAAGGTCATCCATAAGAAATGTTTCCAGTAATCACGCTTCTACCATCTGAACGAGTGGGTGGAACCCAATGGTAACAATGAGGTAGAAAGTATATAACAGTACCTGTCTTGGGTGGTATCTGTATACCCTCCAGAACAAATGGTGCTGAGTCATCAGGCACGTTTGCATAATAACAAAAGGATAAGGCATACGGATAATGGTTGTGCCTTATCACACCATCTCCAGCATTATATACTATTCCCCAAACTTCTGCAAGCTTAAATCCATTTATGTTAAAACTATGTTCACCACCACCTTCCATATATTGATTGTAATTATCTGAATCATATGGTCTATCTGACGTAAACCTATGTGCTACCTCTGGTACTTGCGACATAATAAAAGAGAGTAGACGGTCAACCGTACCTATCTCTCTACGATGGAGATCAAAACCTGTACGGTTTCCACCACCCGCTACTGTCTCTATTACATTTGAGTTAATTATTTCATGTAACTCAGAACTATCATCAAGGTATTCATTTATCTGGAAACAAGCAAGAGGATTATTATTTCCTTGACCTGCTGTGTGTGCCAGTGGCAAGTTAAACATTATACAAGATTATTTTCACGCAAATATTTAACAGTTTCTGTACACCCACCTAAATTATCTGCACCTAACTTGACTTGAGGAAATGTAGATCCTTCCCCAAACTCCTGATAGAATGCTTTACTGTCGAAGTGTTCATCCAATTTATACTCTACAAAATTATAACCTTTACCATTTAAAACTTGTTTAACTGTGCTGCAATAGTGGCAACCTTCCTTAGTGTAAACTGCGAAATTCATATTAGTTATGCGATTAAAAAATAAAAAAGGGGATCATTGATCCCCTTAGTGATCCATCTCGAACGGATCTATTTATAGTTCGACTTAGAATACGAACTTAAGACCTACCTTAGCACCCCAGTCAACGATGGTGTCGCCAGCAGCGTCTTCACCGTTAGAAGCACCAGAGATTTCTCCGTATAAGTCTGTAGACTCAGCAACTGCGAAAGAAGCACCAACTTTTCCAGAAAGTTCTGTCTCAGTATCATCTGTAGAATCAGAATGATTTAGAGAAGGACCACCTTGGATGTAGTATGCAACTGCACCTTCAGAAGTTGTGCCTTCATAACCAATGTGAAGATCTGTAGCAGCACTGCTGTACTCTCCATCAGGATATGAAAGGTTGCTCTCAACGTTCACGTAAGGACCAGCAAAAGCTGCACCAGCGAGAAGGAATGGAGATGCTGCAACAGCAGCGATTGTTGATTTGATTGACATGATTGTTTTTTTAAGTGTCTCGCAAGGGGATAAAAATACCCTGCGGATGATAGACTACCCCGACATGGGAGTCTTTGTTCATTCAACACAGGGTTACGATTCTTTCGAGTCCTTTGTTATGAAGATATTTATAATAGCACGAACCCTACTTCGTGTCAAGTGTGCCAGTTTTTGTAGTGTCCACCGTCTTTTTTGTCTGACGTTTTATCATCTTGGCATACTTAACATCAGCTTTTGTGTACCACTCAGGATGTTTCTTCGATATTTTAAGTAGTCTCTTTGCCGTCTTTCTTAGTTCTTTTCTTTGTTCTTCTTCCATATTTCTCTAGTGTAGATCGTGATTCTATTAGTTTGTCAGCAACTTCCTTACGACCTGCATAGTATTCTTCAGGTGTCATACTAATATCAATGATATCCTTTGGATCTACAAGCAAATCAAAGTCTTGTAACTTATATTCCATACTATTTATGTTAGGTAATGAGTATTTATTCGCATAGAAAAAGTAATAGGACAAAAAAATACCCCGAATTTTTTTCGAGGTATTTGGTAATCAAAAAGTGATTTTGGTTTTACCCAACAGAAGGAGCAACAAGTGCAACTTCAGATGTCTCAGCAGATGCTAAGTCA